ATTCCAGGAGATACCAGCATCATTCCAGCTCCAGGCGCTCTTCAAAGGGCTTGTCAGCAGGCGCGACAGGCATGTTCAGGATCGCCAGGTCTGCAGGGCTTTCGCCATGTATTGCATGCCGCCAGCGTGCAGAGCCAATTGACTCCTTGCCGGTGAAATGCAGGGCAATGACCTTAGCCGCAGCATCGAGCGTTGGCTTGAAGGGGTCACCCTCAATAGCGATGGTGGCCGTCATTGGCAGGGTGACGTCCTTGCCAGTGTGGAAGCGCACCATGCGCCACAGGAACCAGGCCCGTGGATCGTCAGGACGCTTGCTGCGAACTGTACGGGGCTTGCGACCTTTGATCGCAGCACAGAGCTGCTCCAGGTCCGGAGCTTCAAAGGTGCCGCGACCATCGCAACAATCGCAAGGCAGCTTGGTGCCATCTTGACGCCAGTGAGGAACCTCCTTGAGGCCTCCGCAGCGGGTGCAGTTGAGAACGGAAGTAGACATGATCAAATTTCCTCAGTGTGATTAATCGTTGACAGGGACAGCAATGGCGCGAACCTTCTCTCGGTAGATGCCGGTGCTGATAGAGACACGGTTCTCTTGGTCCCAGGTTGTCACCTCGGTGCCTTGAAGACGAGCGGCAATCTCACGACCCTGCTTCAAGTTCTTTTCAGCTAAATCAGGACGACCAGCCCAGGCGACATTTTGGTTGGCGACAGTCCCATCGCTGTAAGTGATCTCTAAGTAGACAGCGTGGGTGTAGGTGCGGGCTGTCTTGCGGGTGAGCACCTCACCGTTTTTAGCGGTAGCAGTGATCTTGCGGGGCTTGATGGCGGTAGTCATGGGTGATTGATTGCTTTCGATATACAAAGTATGCCAGCGCTAGCTAGCGCTGCACAAGATTAGTAGACACTTCTTAATTGGCACAGGCCCCCGAAGGGGCCAGCAGCAATCAATAACCAGTCAAAGCAGGTGCGCTGCTGCGCGACATCTGGCGATTGACTGAGGTGCTGTTGCCAGCAGCAATGCCAGCTCTGGTTCCAGAGCCACCAAAGGTTGCAGCCCTGCCAGAACCCAGGCGAGGGAAACGATGCTTGACCAGAGCCTGCACCTCGCGCTGCTCAATCTCAGTGCGCTTCAGCAAAGCCAGACCACCGCCAACCTCAGGAGCCTGGCAGCGCTCTTCATGCATCTGCTGCTGGCGCTGCTCACGCAACCGCTGCCCAATTGCCCTGGCAAAGCCCTTGCGGAAATTGCCACGGAAAGCGCGATCACCGTGAAAGCCCGCAGCAACATGCTCGGCTTTGGCCTTGTCTGCGAGCTTCTCCATCACGTCGTAGAGGTACTCGTAATACAGCTCAATCTGGACTTTGTTTCCCTTGGTCGCGAGCACCTCAATCACAGATTGATTCTCGAAGTAACCAGGTTCGCCAGCACGAGCGCTGCGATTGACTGTCTGACCATTGAAGTGCTCAGCGACACGGGAAAGCAGTGACCAGGCAGCGTGATCAACACGCTTGAAAGGCTTGCCCATGCACCAGTAAACAGCGACATCGCGCTCAGGGTCATAGTCGGGTGAGCACTCTTCAGGTGAAATGCCATGCTCCTTGCACAGCTTCTCGACAAAGGCTGCTGCATTGGCTGCCTCGCCAGGGTTGTCGGATTGCTGCATGCGGAGCAGCTTGCTGATTTTGGCTTTGATGGAATCGGAGGCACACATAATTGAGAAAGGCATCTAAGGTGTCGCGTGCTGTTCGCTTGCGACATACAAAGTATGCCAGCGCTAGTGCCCATTAGCGCTAGTTCAGTGGACACTTATTAATTGGCACATCACCTGCCGATGCTCTTGCAGGCAGCCACCACACCTCGATCACAATCACGAGCCGTCATCTCCTGGAAAGCGTCATGCAGACCCAGGGCAAGAACTCCTAGGCCAATGAACACGAATGTGTATGAGGCCAATTCAGCCCATAAGTCCGAATACCTGCGAGTCCCTCTCATGCTTTGACCTTGATGCAGCCGTCAGGGATGCCACCTGCTTGCAAGATTGCATCGTCAAGCTCTGGAAGGTAGACCCCAAGGCCAGGGTCTTCCCGATGCATCAACAGGTCTACGCCAGTGTGACGCTCGGCCAGAAAGTCCTTAAAGAGCTGGAAGGTGCGATGAGGCAGATCCACCTGCTCCCCATCAACCATGAATAGGTGGACCGAGCGATTGCCTGAGCTGTCAGCCCATTCCAGGGCTTGATTGTCAGGCAGGTGCTTGTCACTAAAAACCTGCACAGCAGGATCGAACCTGCGATCGATCACCAGCACAAGGTCAGGACGTGACCAGCCAGGACGCTGCTCTTTTGTGATTTTCATCTCGTGATGCGATTCAGGAAACCTTGCTAGAAGCTCTTTTTTTGTTTTTGCGAACGACATACGACCGCTTTTCCATTCACCCTTCCAGCGATAAGTCGGCTGCAAGTCCTTGCGCGTCACACTCGGACCAACAGTCCAGTCGTACTTGCGCACCATGGTCTTGCAATTGATGCATTGCAAAGTCGAGAAGCCCAGGTGGTAGACGCGGCTGACGTGGTTGCAATGCGGGCAGCGCACCAGACGACCGTGCATGTTCACACGATGGCTGGTGGTCATAGGCTCGAAATAAGGCATCACTCAGCCTCCTGGTCAGCAGCCTTCTTGTTCGCCTCGATTTCGCGCCAGACTTCAACAAGCGCAGAACGACGTTCTTGTCGCTGCGCTAGAGCTTGCTGCAGCTGGTCAGAAGCCTGAGCCCATTTTTTGGAAGCCTCGCCAGCCACCACCAGGCAATCACGCTTTACACGCTTGAAAAGCTCTTTCCCCATTGTCAGCTGCTCTTGAGCGAGCTCAGCATTAAAGAGGGCAAGGTTGTCGGGAGTGTAGTCGTCGACATCTAAGACAGCAAACTCCAAGGTTCTCTCGCAAAGGCTCCAGGCTTCAAAGTCACAAGTAACTCTGTGAGCCAAGCCGTTCTGCTCGTTGACAATTGCTTGGAGCCTGTCGCACTCAGCATCAAAGCGTGCGTAGTCAGGGTCGGCCTTGAGGAACTCCTCTAAGCGTTCGAGCGGGTTGGTTGAAGACATGGCGGTAAAACAAATGCCGTTGGGCTTGCTAAAAGCATACAGCGCTAGCTGCTGCTCGTCAATGCTGTCACTTCAAAGGGCCAGCCGAAGTGCTTGCAAAGCTTGCGCACAACACCGATGCGCCCTTTTGGCACAAGCAATAGACCATTTGTCAGGTCGACTCGAAAAGGTCTGATGTTCAGACCTCCGAGCACTGCTTCGGCGTATTGACGCTGTTCAATCAGATCAGCCGATCCCATTTGCCTTTAATGCAATGGCCCAGTTTGGGCATTTACTTGCGCCGAGTTTACGCTGCAATTTTTGATCGAACACCTTGGCTACAACGCCATCAGTGGGCCAACCCTTGAACAGCTTGGTGTTGTAGGGCTGCTTTTCGCTGACGTGCCCTTCGAGCCATTGCGTGTACAACTTCCGCACCTCAGAAGGCTTGGTGCAAACGTATGTGTCTGGCACCTCGAATCCGTACCTTCGCAAGTCCTCCATGGTCTTGCTCTCATTGTCTAGAGAGCCAAGCAAGCCATATGCGGCGAAGCGAGAGCGCAGGCCTTTCTCCACGTTGTACTTAGCGGAGACGGCAGCGATTGACTGAGGGGTTCGCTTGTCTTGCGAGTCCTTCGGCAGCCCCCACATCTCACCGTGAACTTCAACCATGCCGCGAGTCTTGCGCTTGAGCTGGCGAGGCACTGCTGCAACGCTTTTCACCCAGTCAAGAACGCAACGGTTTTGCTTGGTGAAAGCCTCTACCAACTTGCCGTCGACATAGCGCAAAGCGATAGCAATGCCATCAATTTTGGGCTGCACCACCATGACGGGTCGTCCTGGCAGCTGCATGTACCACTCATTGAAGGTTTGCCTGTTGTTTTTCTGCAAACCCAGCAACACCACAGGATCACCAGCGAAGTGGGGATGCTCTGGCGCGATCCTGCGCAGCTCCTCCTCAAGCTGGTCAAACTGCCAGTCAGTCATTATTGGGGCACCGATGCGGTAAGCATCCTCGGCCTCCATAACCTTGTCGGCAAGCTCAGCCACGGACATTTTGAACGCAAGTAAGATAACTCGCTCATGATAGCCCATGCTGCACTCTGTGGCTACCTGCTAGCCATGGCTTTCTCAAGTTGCTTGGTGAGGATCGATGGAAGCAGGCGCTCTGCTTGCTTCTTCACAAAGGATTTGTAAGGGATCACAGGGTCAAGCCTTGTTGGGCTGCCAACCAACGTAGCGATTGGGATGAAACGTTCCCCTTTGATCCTGTAAACACGGTTCGCTTTCATCCCTCCTGAATCTGAGCCACCAGTCGCGACGAATCTCTCGCCCCTGCTGGTAGCGCCTTTTTTTCTGAGCCCAGACAGGACGGTGGCAGCATACGAAGACTTGATATCTCCATAAGCGTTGTATTGGCCTAATGCTCGAAGGTTCCCATGAGCAGGTATTGGGTATCGCTCGGTGATTGCTCTTACGCCAGCGCTAAATGCTGTTTGCGTAACTTGTCCTCCAAGCAGAGCTGAATACAGGTACTCCTTTGGTGACAACCCTTTATCTTTTTTGTCGTTGACTTTCAAAGTAAGAGTAGTCCCATCGACTTCGTATCCGATAGCTCTTAAGGTTCGCGGAACTGGCTTGCCAGTCCCATCAGGAGCATTAAAGGCGTTGCTGAACTCTTCAGGCAAAATCTCCTTTGCGATCTTGAAGCCAAACACTTTTAAAGCCTGAGACGCCGCGAACGGTAATTGAGTCTTTTCAAGAAGATCGAGTTCACCTATCAACTTCTCAGCATCAAATTTGATTTCCATAACCGACGTGCCGCAGGTCCCTAATCCGTACGGTAGCGAGTCCTTGGCGGGTGAGACAGGCGAAGCAAGCGCGTCCTACCTGTCCAACCTGTCCGACCTACCTAAGAGACTTTCCTAAAACGCCCCTATGCCCCCTATATAGCCCCCTTACTTACTTAATACCATTATTAAGAATAAGGTTGGACGGTTAGACATCGCAGGCGGTCAGGGCGATTTCAGCGAAATTTAGGTTGGACGTAGGTTGGACGTAGGTTGGACGCTTGTCTGACCTACGCAGCGTCTCGAACGTAGACTGTTTTGCGACAGCCGTTGATGCTCTTCTTCGGCCCCTTGGCATAACCAAGAGACTTCAGCACATTTCCGACAACCGTCTGGTCCCCGCGTGTCTGTCGCTCCAGAGGTTTCATGATGGCCTCACTAAGTAACAACTCAACCGTGACATCTTTGAGTCGGTTCTGAGGCATCGCCAGCCAACTTTCAACTGGACCTTTCCATGGGTGCCCCATGGTGTACTTACTGTTCTCTAGATTTACTTGCTGTTCATCTTCAATCGACAGCGCGTAAGGTTCGTCGTTTTGGTATGCATGAACAGCTGAAGCCCAGATCGAGTCGACTTCTTTCATTAGCGTGTCGACGTCAATGGGCTCTGCGTGTGACACTCCAACAGGGATGACCCAAAAGCGTCGGTTGCCAGTCTCGTCAACAAGAAACTCATCGCTGTTCGTAGATCCGACAATGATGCCTCTACGGGGAAACACTTCCGCTGTCTTGCCATATGGCACACGGAACATGTCGGTGGATTGAGAAAGGAAGGCCTTGATAACTCCTGCCTGCCTTTTATTGGTTATGTGATCCAGTTCGGCCCATTCCATAATCCAGCTGCGATGCAGCACCATCAGGTCATCTTTGGACTGACAGTCGCGGAGCGCGTCTGAGAAGAAGTGCCCACCCAGTGCTTTCCAGAACGATGACTTGCGAGCACCCTGCTCGCCAAGCAGCACGCAGGCGTTGTCATGCTTGCACCCTGGCTTGAAAACCCTCGCCACAGCAGCAATCAAGGTGCATTTCAGCATCTTGTCGTAGAGGGTTGGCTCTGTTTTCGCTGCGTCTTGCGGAATCAGGTAGGTACTGGCAAGCCTGTCGATATAAGTCGGCTCAACAGATAGAGCGCAATGCTCGAGGTAAGCCTTGACGGGGTCGTAGGGATTTTCCTTGGCTACCTCAACAACACAGTCAATTGCGACCTCTTTCGAGATCTTGAGGCGCATCTTTGCGAGCTTCAGGTAGTAGCGCTCAATCCCTTCAAGAACTTGCTCTTCTTGCTCGATCTGCTGCGTGAAAATGTTGTAGCGGAAAGGCTTTTTAGCTGCCTTGAGGATCTGCAGAAGTTGGTCTGCCTCTATTTTTTGCAGTTTTTCGCCAGACGGCTCTATCTCTTCAGCGCTAAGGGCTTCGGCCACAGCACTGATGTTGAGTTCTGGCTTTGCTGGAGGTGCTGGTGGCTTCCAACCGAAGTGCTTAGCCCAGTACCAAAAGGTTCCGGCTGTGACCTTCTCACCGCCTGAGGTTGCGATCTGATGAAGCCCTTTCCAGGAAGGGGAGTTTGCCTGCATGAGGCTGATGGCCTGATCTCTAGTCGAGCCAGCCTCTTCGCACGCTTTGATTAGGCCCCAGAACAGGTTCCGATAAATGTGATAAGTGCCAGTCCCCGCCTTGCGTGCGGGGACTTTGTCGAGTGCTTCGCGAACTTCTTCTAATGACCGTGACTTGTAATCGGTGTATCGATTCGCCTCGATCATTTTGTCGTGCATCTTTTTTGAAGGCAGCGCCTTCTCGATGTCACGGATGGTGTACTTGTTCTCTGAGGTGTGGATGATTGTGGTCATCCCGCCAAGCTTTCCATCCCCATCGATATGGAATGTGCCAGGCAAGCGCATGACGCGAGATGGGTTCTTGAGGGAGCGATCAGCGTCGGCGTGATCAAGCAGCCTGCTTTGAAGGGATTTCCAATCGTCTACAGAGATAGGCTCAGCAAAGACCCAATAGTTGTGAATCGATTTGCCGCCAGTGTCGACCTGAAGCGTGGGTTCTGGAAGCTGCAAGTCCTTCCATGCTTCAATTTGCCATTCCTTAGGGCGGTCATCCCACTCGCAGAAGACAGCCCTGCATTGAGTTATTTCTGAGTCAGTGTCGCCTCCGTCATTGATAACGATGTAAACGCCGCGTCCTTCCGCTTGCCAGTCCTCGACGATTTTGCGACTTGGCGCTCCTTTTCGCCCTGAGTCAGACGATTTAAAAGCATGCCCTGATGGGTAAAAGGCTCTGCAGCGAGTGTTGGCTTTGGTTTTGTCTAGAGCAGTGAGAAAAAGCTTTGTCTGAGAAAGGTCAAGCGAAAGCGCAGGCATCGATAAGGTACAAGTCTTCTAAGGGTTGCCTTGATCAGGCGGAGATAATTTGCAAGGCGTCCTCTGGGGACCTTGCTACGCCAGCGAAGCCGCCAGCGGTTTGCACAGTATGGAGCCAATTTTGCTGGAGTCCAGTGAGGCGGCCAGTTGATGTTTTGACCTCAATGCTAGTGAAGATTGCATAGGACTTTCCCAAGTCATCTTCTGTAATGGTCTTAGTAGTCCAGCCCACAATGTCTGCTGAGCCCTTGGCAAGGCCAAATTGCACGGGTCGACCAGTACGGGGATCTGGTAGCTGGCCGACTTGATTCCTAAATAAACGCACATCTGCCCTTGTGCCAAGGGCCAAGCGAATCCGCTGCTGGATGTTGGTTTCAGCGTTTGCCATACGGCAAGGCTAGCGGAGTCTCTTGACGAAAACTCCGTGCATGCATACTGTAGCGCTGTGCTACGTCATGCGACTTTGCACAACATCAGCCCAACCCAACTCAAACTTATGCCTAACGAAGTTCGTTGTCAGTACGCCCGTCCTGGCAATCCAAACAAGCCTCATGTCGTAACTGAAATCCTGCCTCCCCATCCACTTGCTGGATTAACCGCAATTCTCGGCTGCCATAACCAGGAGGAGCTGAAACACCTCAGCCCTGGAGACATCATTGTCGCGAAAGACAACTTTCGTCTTCAAAACGATGGGAAAGGGCCGGATTACTTAGGAGATGCCTTGCCTGCCTTCATGCAGCCAACTTCTCCAAAGTTCATCAAGCCCACAAGCACTACGGGTTCCAGCAGCTACGAACCTCTTGCTTTTCGCGAGACCAGTGCTGTCTCCTCAGTTACACGAGAGGAAGATGCTGGATTCACTTACAGCATTAAAGAGATAGAGCTTCGGAGCTACGAGCACAAAAAAATCTTTGAGCTGTGCGTAGCGCACTACGGCACTAAAAAGGAAGCTGGCAGGCGCTTGATTGGATTCGCCATCGAAACTCTTAAGCGCTGCAGCACTGAAGAGTTCAATGACATCCTCCAGATGCTGAGCAGGTAACACTAAATTTGGTTTCCTATGGAAGAGTTTTTACACCCTCTTCCATGGGTTACATCAACGCACTTAAAAGAGGTCAAGCTGCTGTGGCTCAATCGTAACGTCACCTCTATGGGTATAGAAATCGCCGTGCAATTTTGCTCTTTGCTCTCTTACCCAAGCTGCTGCGTCTTCAGGGCTCTTGAATCCATATTTTCTGTGTGTCTGATTGTTGTACTTAAAACAGCCAACCCATCCCCCTCGGTTCTTGCAAAGAAATACTCCTTTGTAGCCACTGGTATTTGTGCTTGATCTCTTTGAATTGTGCGCATTTTCAGCCTTAGTGCATAATCTCAAGTTAGATATTCTGTTGTCTAGGCCGTTGCCGTTTATGTGATCCACAAACGATGCTCCAGGATCTTCCCCTATAGCAAAAAGCCATGCGATTCTGTGCGCCAGATAGTGCTTCCCTTGAAACTGCAAAGCAATATATTTGTGATTCCCAGGTCTTATAACACCGCCAGCGACATCTCCTACTTTTTTGCTGCTAAATTTTGAGACAGATTTGTATTTGAAAAGGCCAGTCGATGAGTCATACATAAACACTTTTTGAAGCTCATCGAGTTGAGGCAAGCGCATCGCGGATTTTTCTTTCTTAGTCATCACTTCTTCCTCGCGTTAAAGATCTTATAAGCCCAGCCGGGGTTATAACCTCTTTTCTTCGCTAGAGCTAAAAGTTCAGGCAGGGTTTGCGCCCTGCCTTGTTCTTGTTTTCTAGAGGCTTTGTGAGTCCTTTTTATGTCGGCTATTTGCACATAGCCTGGCTCTTGAGTCCTTGGGCATTGATATTTAACGCACAGATTGTTTTTGCTCACCTCTGTGACCATGTATTGCCCGTTAAGCCTGGAGTCCTTGAAAACAAACCAGTCTCCCTTGATCCATGGGTCTTCTTCTTTCTCCTTCTTCCTCTTAATCTCAACTAAATCGCCATCTACGGTTTCCAGGTGAGATGCTTTCTTCTTGAAGACATGACCACAGCAAGGGCAGACAGGCTGCGGTTTGAAGGCAGCAAAACATTTAGGGCACTGCCTTACCTGAACAGCAGGCTCATCAGTCCGCTGCCTCTTTGGCTTGCTATCTAGGCTCCAAGCGCGAACGTCATCAACAAAGCCATGTTTGAAAGTATTGCCAACGTGATCCAGAACAATTGCGATCTTTCCAGGTTGAGGACGGAGAATGCGTCCGACTTGCTGGAGGTAAAGCGCTTCTGATTGTGTGGGGCGGAGCAAGATTGCTGCAGAGACTGCTGGAACATCGGTGCCCTCGGAAACGACATCAACAGAGCAAAGAACCTGAGTGCGACCATCAGCCAAGCCGGAGATGGCTTCATCACGCTCTTCCGTTGACATGCTGCCAGTAACGAGCTTGGCTCGATACCCAGCTGCGTTGAAAGACTCACACACTGAAGTGGCGTGAGCTACTGAGCAACAGAAAGCAATAGCAGGCAGGCCGTCAGCATATTTTCTGTAATGAGCGATTGCGTCCCCAGTAATTGTTGGGCGATTCATCGCCTCAGAAAGCTGATCGTTTGCGTAATCTCCTGCCCTGGTTCTTACGCCTTTTAGATCTGCGATGACAGGCGGCGCGAAGACTTGGTGTCGTGACAAGAACCCAAGCTCTGTGAGCTGCTTTACGGAGGGTCCTGAGATGAGGGTTGAGAAATGGCTTCCAAGGCCGCGACCGTCTAGTCGACTTGGTGTTGCGGTGACACCTATGACTCTTGCGTTTCCGAAGTGTTGGAGAATTTTTTCCCACTGTCCAGCAACTGCGTGGTGGGCTTCATCAATGATGATCAAGTCTGGCTCAATCGACACTGTGCGAAGTCGCCTTGCAAGTGTTTGAACTGATGCGATTTGCACTGAATGCGCTGACGGCTTAAAGCCTGCCGCGATAATGCCGTGCTCAACACCAGCCTTAGCGAGCTTGTCAGAAGCCTGTGTGACTAGCTCTCGTCGGTGAACAAGGATGAGAACTTTTCGCCGCTTCTCATTTGCCATGCGGCAAATCTCCGCGAAGACGACTGTTTTGCCAGAACCAGTAGGCATCACGAGAAGCGCCCTCAAGACCGTCTCAAGCGCCTCTCTGGTTTGCGCTATGGCTGACTCTTGATAGGCACGCAGTGCCATAGGGGGTTGCATGTACTGTGTGGAGGCTATAGGATGTAGCAGCAACACGCAAGGTGCTTATGGGTTTTGGGGTCGAGATGAGCAACGCGGACTATCACGCGCACAAAGCCATTTCAAAAAGCAAGCTTGATGCTGCTCGCAAGAGTGGTCGACATCTGTACGACATGTTGTACGGCCCCCCACGCGATTCGACTGCTGCGTTTGACATGGGCACAGTGCTGCACGCATCTGCTCTGCCTGGTGAAAACGCAGATGACATCGCAGTGCGCATGCCGGCTGGGATGAAGAAGACGACGAAGGAAGGCAAAGCTTTTGTCGCTGAGCACAAGGGCAAGATCATTCTCAATCCGTCTGATGCTTACGTCGTTGATCAAATGATGCTGTCGCTTCGGGAGCATCCTTTCACTGCGGGGCTTGTCAATGGCGAGTTAAAGGGCAAGTCAGAGCAAAGCTTTTTCTGCACTGATCCTGAGACTGGGCTTGAACTTAAGGCCCGACCTGATTTCTTAATGGACGATTTGTCGCTCATTATCGATCTCAAGTCCACTGTTGATGCGTCACCCAAGGGTTTTCAATCCAGCGTTGCTCGATATCGCTACTTCGTGCAAAGTTCCCATTACCTCGATGTAATTGAAGGCGCTACTGGCACCAGACCACAGGCCTTCCTGTTCGTAGCTGTTGAAAAAGTGCGACCTTTTGCGACGGCTGTGTACATGGCCGACCAGGCAATGATTGATTTTGGCAAGCAGCAAGCTCGCGAAGATCTGAACAATATTGCTCAGTGGATTGCTGACAACAAGTTCCCTGGCTACTCCGAGCGGGTTGAGGAGATCTCCTTGCCCAATTGGATGCTGCCTAAGGAAGACGGCGAAACTTCCGAGTATCAACCTATTGAGCTTTATTGACCACCGGGCATCCATCACGGTGTAAGTCCTAAGAACCCCCCCTTTTTTTATTCATTGATTTGACCATGATTTTCAAAATTGGTTACGCAGTTGCCCTGCTTGAAAAGTTGTGCGACTCCCAAGGTCTCGACTACTCAGAAGAGAAAAAACACTGGCAAGCACGAGCACAAAAATATCAAGAGCAGTATGAAGCCGAGAAGGCTGAACAGGAAAAGGCTCACAAGGCTCTTGAAGAGAAAATTGAAGCTGAGAGGGCTGCAAGGGAAGAACGATTTGCAGCGAGGGAGGCTGAGCGTAAAGCAAGGCAGGCTGAGCGTAAAGCAAGGTTGTCTGAGCACTATCCGCAAATTCTTGATTGACCACTGGGCATCCATTTGGTGTAAGTCCCTTTTTTTTCATCTACCTATTTGTCATGAGCCGTACTACTGGCGCCAGAAACAAAACCCGCATCGAGATGACTCTGCCTTCTTGGTACGGCGACAAGCTCAAGGAGCTTCGTGTTGATTCTGGCTTTGAGTCGGATCAAGCTTTCTCTGCCTGGCTGCTCAAAAACACTGTGCAGATTCTTTCTGGTCAGCGTGAGCCCAGCAACCAAAAGCTTGGCGACCTGCGCCTTCGCATGGAGCAAGCCCTTCCTGCCCCTGAGGTGACCAATGAGTGATCAGTCTGCGATTACGACCACTTCAAGCAAGTCGGTCTACAGCAGTATTCAGTCATTCGAGCAAGCTCAGCGCATTGCTCAGTCCCTTGCTGAAAGCACAATTGTCCCGGTGATGTACCGGGGCAAAGCTGGTTTGGGCAACTGCATGGTTGCGCTTGAGATTGCAAACCGTATGGGCATGTCGCCTTTCCAGGTGATGCAAAACCTTGATGTCATTCATGGTCGCCCTAGCTGGAGAAGCCAGTTCATTATTGGCTTGATCCAAGGATGCAATCGCTTTGAGGGGTTTACCTACGACGAGACCGCTGATTCTTGTCAGTGCGTTGCTGTCCTTAAATCCAGCAAAGAGCAGGTCTCTGGCCCCAAGATCACCTTGGACATGGCAAAGAGGGAAGGCTGGACTAAGAACACGAAGTGGAGCACGATGCCACAGACGATGTTGCGTTATCGCGCTGCATCAGCCTTTGGCCGCTTCCACATTCCTGATTTGATCCTTGGCATCCAATCTGTTGAGGAGGTCGAGGAAATTATCGAGGCTGAGGTTACGGTCGAGCCACAGCCAAAACAAGACAAGCTGGATGCGGTCGCAAATCTGCTGGCCCCTAAATCCAAGCCTGAGCCAGTCCCTGAACCGGAGCCTGTTCCTGATGTCATCGAACACGACGATTTTTTTGACGGATAAGCAGCTAGCCGAGCGCTGGCATATGCACCGTCAAACGTTGATCAGATGGCGAACCAAGGGCACTGGCCCAAAGTTTTTCAAGATCAACAACCAAGTCCGCTACAAGCTCTCAGACGTGGAAGCGTTTGAAGAGAGCACCATTGTCAACCCGGAGTGATCCATGGATTTTCAACTTCAAAGCGCAATTTACAAGCAGTCCGACGAGGACAATCAAAAGCGTTTCAAGGACAGCTATGACCCTGACAAAAACTATCCACACCTTCGTGGTCAGATCGCGATTCGCGTTGATGAGCTTCAAGCTCTCGCAAAGTACCTGAAGGAGTCAGCAAGTCTCAAAGACCTTCAGCCGCAAAAATTCGGTTACTACAACAAGGACACTCGCGAGACAGACCTTGAGGAACACCTTGCAGTGTTACTCGATGTCACCGGGTATCAAAACAAGACAAAGTCTGGGACCCCGATGGCCTCGCTGAAAATCGAGCCTTCCTGGAAAATGAAAAAGATGCTCGAGGAGCAGGCACTCCAATCGACTGCTTCTGTTGATGACTCTGCCGCTAACCTTGCAAAAAGCACAGGCGGCGCTGTAGTGCAAACTCAGCAAGAGGACATCTTCTAATGGACATCCCGAACTCTCCGTTGCAGATGCAGCGTCAGTGGATTTACCAGAAGCTTGACGAACTGCCGGAGGGTTCGACTGTGACTATTCCAGTCGAGCAGTATCGCGACATGATCACCCGGCAACTTGAGCTGAGTGATCTAATCGCTCGTCAACAAAAAATCATCGAGGAACATGTCCCGGACTATTGAACAGATTGGCCTCACCTTGCTCAGGTGGGGCAGCAAGCGCCCTGTGCTGCTGCAGCGTCCACCTAGTTGGACTGTGCAGTACCTGCGTCCGCTGCCTGCAGACAAGCCACCAATCAACGTTGCGCCTATTGGCCACGCTGGCATTTGGCTGATGAGACGCGCCAACCCGCTGTCTTACGTCAACGCAAATGGCAGTGCCATCAAGGTGACTTTGCCTTAGAATCTTCTTTTTAGTTAGCCCAGTAGCACCACTTATGTTTTTTAATAGCAACGACCTAAACAAAACGGTTTATTTGAATGAACTAGACGACATGAAGTCGAGAGATATATCCTCCTTGAGGGCAGAATTAAGAGTTGCAGTGTTTACCATGCAAGAAAAAATGCATGAACAAAGAGACACTGCGGAGAGCGATTGGCTTTACGGAATTGGCTTAAAGATCAAAATTTGCGAGCAGTTCCTGGAAAGGATCGATGAGCTTGCAAGTCTTGATGCTTATAAGCTCAATCACTATCACCTCTTGTATTTACGGCAAGAGATCTCAAACGAGCTGGGTCCACTTAAGGCCCAGCAGCTTTTCGATAAGTCCCGCGTTGGTGCGGTGTCTCAACTTCGCAAGGAATCTGTTTCGTGACGACCTTTCAATGGAATGACAACCATGCGCAAGCGCAGCATGGCGATGGCATCAGCCATCCCAGGAAGGGTGTCAAGACAAAGCCATTCAAGCTATTGGTGCGCAATGGTCATGCTGCACCGATGATCTGGCGCACTTCTGCCGAGAACAAGACTGCTGCAATCAAATACGGCAAGGCTCGGTGGCCTGAGGCAGCTATTGAAGTAATCAAGTGATTACTTTTTGCCGCCCTTCTTGCTGCCGCCTTTTTTGGTGCCCTTCTTTTTGTCGTCGTAGTGGTAAGGCATGAGCAAGAGTGTGTCTCGCATTGACCTTAGCGCCGGTTTGGCGCTGGAAGATGCTCTTGACCTGCTTTATCGAGGAAAGGCAAACGCAGCCAAGCTGGCTACTGCTGCAGGTGTGTCTAAAACCGAGTTGCAGCGGGTCTTCGCTGACTACGTCTCGTCACGCGGACTGGAGCCTAACGCTTGGCAAAAAGATGATGAGGTTTCCTGGCCCTACATCACCTAGAGCAGACAATTGGTTGCGGACTAAGGCCGACTCACGCATCCGCACCCCTCACACCTGATCCGCTGCAGGTCACTTGTCCTTCGCCCGTTTCAGGGTGAAGAATCTGAATGATAGCCATGCGACAGCCAAATTCAGTTGGAGTTCACCTTGTGACACTTGGAATCATGCCTTTGTTCAAGCCTTGGTTTTTTGATGGGTCGGTTGTGTATTGGGGTGAGCCCTGTCAAACGCATAGCGCAGCACTTGAGGCTGCTGAGATACTGAGGTCGATATATCAGTAATTTATGGCCTCTTTGCGTTATCACGCTGGACGAATGGTCCTTAGCGAGGACGGCGATGGATGGCGCGTCAAGATAAAAACCAAGGCTGGGACAGTTTCTTACAGCCTGTCTGCAACAGAGCTTGAGCACGCGGTGCTTGAGGCAGAGCAACTATATGCAGATGCGCGTTGCATGAGCAGTTCTCAGCCGCGTTGCATGAACTGCATACACTGGGAAATAGTAAAAGCCAACTGCAACGTTGGCTGCCCTGAAGGGAGGATGACTGGTGGAACCTTCGCCAAAGACTGCGCCTACTTCTGGCAGTGTCCCGACTGATGCAATGGACTACGGCGATGGCTTTTACATCACTCAAGGTGTAGAACCTATTGGTGAGCCTCGCTATTGCAGCTGTGGCCCTGATGGCCAAAAGCAGTTTTCAAATGACCTTTGGCAGGCTGACATTTATATCCAGCACATGAAACATGCCAAAGCCAACAATTGAGCTTGTGGTTAGGGGCGATTGCCCTGTATGGCTAGTTCAATATGGCGGCATGGCACGCCATTTCCCAGCGTCAAAGGACTGGGCAGCCAAGCAGTTTTTTGAGTTTGTAAGCCTTGCTTACAACTCCATGGCTGATTCACAGGCGTCAAGCTCTGCGATGTGACCTACGGCTTGCTGCAGGAGTTTGGCTTGATGCCAGTTTGTTCGCACCAATGAGACGCACATAGTTCGCAGTGCATCGTCGTCATCACAACTCTGCACGTCACGAACGCTCTTCTCAAGTTCGAGTTCCTCCTCAAGGCTTTGGTTGATGACCATCCAGTCAGCCCAGCCCATAGCCTTGAAGATTCTTCTCAATTCATGCCACAGACGGCATAACTGTCAAGTGATCGTTGTAATGGCCTGTTTCTGCGTACGAGTGCATGGGAGTGTTTGACATGGCGTGGAAGACCATCTGACCGATCTTCAGGCCGGGGTACAAAGGCAGCGCATGGTGCAAGCGCTCGTTCTTCAACTCGAGTGTGAGCTTGCTTCCGTGCCAGCCTGGGTCGCACCAGCCAGCAAGCAAGTGATTAAGACCAGATCTTGCACGGCTTGACTTGAGTACAAACTGGCAGCTGATGTCGTCGGGCAAGTTAAACAGCTCAAGTGTCTCAGCCAAGCAAAATTCGCCGGACTGAAGCATGAACG